AATCAAGGGCTTGCTGGATCAACTTGACCCCATCACCCGTGTCCCCTGGCTTGATGGTCCCTGGGAAGGCTGGAAGGGCCTTAGGAGCCGCTGGGGTGGCTGGGTGGTCTGATGTTGCTCCAACGTAGTCTGGGCGCCCGAAACCGACCACAGAGCACCATAGATGGCGCTTGTTATCGACCTTGTAGCCACGGACGTTCATGGCGCACTCGCCGCCGTTGTTAGGAGATCCCTTAGGCTTTGAGTCTGGGGTCGTGTTGCCTTCTACGGTGGTGATGGTGCCATCGCCGTTGTCCTTGACCACGATACCTACGTGCTGGATTGGGCTATTAGGAAGGGCGTGAGGAACGAAGGAGAAATAGACGAGGTCTCCTGGCTGTGGGTGAGCATTTGCTGCATCTGCCCACTTACCAGCCTTCTTGAAAGCCGCGACTCCGTTTGGAGTGTAGACAGTGTTAGGGATAGTTACACCAGCCTGCTTAGCGCACCACATCATGAGTGAGCCGCACCATGCCTGGAAGTTAGCGCCAGTAAATGCGCCGTAGACTGTCTCGTTATCCTTTGGACCCTCAATAACGCCAACCTGTGACTTAGCAACTTCGAGCATACGAGCCGCTGTTCCTGGTTGTGCGGTTGTTACTGGTGGTACTGGATTTCCTACATTACCTAGTGCCATTCTTATTCCTTTTCTTTATTAATGGTGGAAATGTTCTCCGTCAATAGTCGTATGTTCCATATCTGGATATTGGTTATGATCATGATGATGTAATGCAATTAGTTCACGATGCGACAACTCATGATCATAGTTAGGGTCAATTGGACGAACACCTGGAATGTGAGAGTCTTCATGGGTATTGCGGTACTGAGCATGCCGACCCATCATATGGCCATTATTAGACTGAAGATGGTCAAGAAGATCTTGGTGGTCATGAGTGTGTACGGAACGAGTGCGCTCAATCTCAGCACCTGCAGCAGCCATTCTGCCTGCTTCGTGCATACGCTGATAAGCAGCAATGTCTTCTGGGTCTAGATGGATCTCAAAATCTTCGCTCATGCCCACATTGTGACAGTGTGATAGGTTTGCCACATGTCAAAAGTAGTAAAATTAAGCAAAGAAGAAGTACGAGCCTGCGCAGATATTGCCCTTAATCGCTGGATGATGAAGTGGGGCTCAGTAGACCGCCCTAACTATGCAGGAGACAATAAGGCTAAGTTAGAGCCAGAGATTGCCGCCAACGTCAGAACGATCGTTGCTGAGTATGCCGTAGCCAAACTCTACAAGCAGTCATTTACATTCCCTTTTTACACCAATGAAGAGCACCCATTCAGAAAAGACATTGCTGATGTGGGCACAAACATTGAAGTCAAATCCATCCGCACTCGTGATGAGATCCCAGTCTTTCCTAAAGATATACGACCTGGATGGTTGCTCGTGGGCGCTCGCGTGCTAGACCGCGACTACTACTCAGAGGTAGAGGTATTTGGTTGGATCAAGATGGAGGATGTGCAACGTGATGAGTGGCTATACGCGCCAGAAGGTTCGTGGAGAATCCCACTAGATCAGTTTAGCGACGAGCCTATCGCTTAGGCTCCCAGTGCTTATGCTCCTGGCCTTCTTGGAATGCGCCATCAGCATGCATCTGGTTATGCATCTCTTCAATCTCAGAAGGACCAACGCCACCCCAACCTTGGGCTGGAGCACCCTTGTGATAACTGTGGATGTGCCACTTCGTTAGATGACGGCTATTAGGCTTTGGAACCCACTTAGTCTTCTTTGGCTCTTCGCTCATTTGGCAATCTCACAGATGCACTTGCATGACTCAACAGTGCAGACGCCGCTATCCATCTCATGGAAGCACTTGCTGCACTTGAAGGTGATGGTCATAGCAGAAGTATGAAACACGGGGCGCAATTTTATTTGTCAAAGTCTCGCGCCCCCTGGGTTATTTCTTCTCAGATATCCGCTTACCTATTGACCATATAGACGGCCAGGATGCTCACGGCGATTACTGCTACCAATAAGTAGGGTAGATACTTCTCAATGTTCACAGTTCTCCTTCATCCATTGGGCGAATAACTCGGCGGCCTCCACCTCATCGATCGATTCGTCAAAACCTTCTTCTGCCAGGTACTCGATGAAGTCCTCATCAGCGACCATGACAGGAAGTTCTAGGCCGATATCAATAAGTTCCATTATGGCTTCACCGTCTTCTCTAGATACTCAACGACGTCGCAATCCACATCACACAAATCAAGAGAGATGATCTCTGCCAGATACTCGGAGGCGATTGACTTCCTGATATTTCCTACTAACTCTTCACCAAGGTCTAGATCTACGTACTTGACCCACGGCCTTCTCAATGTATATCCGAATATCCTCATTCTCTTCCCGCCTCTACTTCCTTGCGCAGGATGCGCCGCTTGTGCGTCCTGGTTCTATGATGGTTAGCGCAGACTATATCGCATTTCTCTAATTCAACCATCACCTCTTGGAGCGTGTTGGTGCGATACATCTTGGAGATCTCATTAGACTTGGCGCCCTTCACGTGGTCGGCATCCAGTACGTAGTACGGATGCATGCCAGGATATCCCTCGTCGCGGCAGTCTTGACAGCCTCGCTCTTCTTTATATGTATTGATGAAGTTCTTGAGGTTGAGGCGGTAGGTGCGACCGCGCTTGATGGTCTTCTCTTTCTGGCCCTTACCGAACCAGTATGATAATGTGCCTTTAGATAGCCCAGTTATCTTTTGAATGGTGCGAAATGATTTGCCCTCAGCCCGTAATGCGAACATGAGTTCTTTCTGTTCATCAGTAGTCTTATATCCCATGGGTTCAACGTAGTACGATGTATTGAACCTGTCAATTGCTCCCTGGCCTGGATTCGAACCAAGATACTCGCCTCCAAAGGGCGATGTCCTACCGTTAGACGACCTGGGATAGGAGAGTGATCCTAGCCCAAACTGTTGGCGGCTACAGGTGTATCTGTTGGGGCAGTACCTATGTCATCTGACTCAGTCCGCATCTGTTGCAGATGGTTTTGAAACTGTTCTCTAGAGAGCATTACATCAACTGCTTAAAGTGTCCTGGGTGGATATTGGTAGGAACGTAATCCTCTGTCTGGGGCGTTCCACGTCCGAAGTCAGTCATCATGGCTAGGTGACCGCCGATGCCCTGCTCTTTGTGTTCGGCTAGGTTACCTTGCCTATAGACAGTCACTGGGACGTGGGTTGCACCTGCCTGTATAGCGGCAGCCATTCTATGGTTGCCCTCACCGATATAGCCCCACTTATTTTTGTGGTCATATGCCACCATGATGGGATTAGTGATGCCTTTACCTGATCTGATATCCGCAGCGATGCTGTTGACAACCTCTCGGCTATTGGAGTGGGCGTGCTCGCCCAAACGATCAAACTCCATCAACGGCCTTAGCGCATGAACAGAGACCATGCCTGTAGCACTCTCGGTGGGATCACCCTCTAGATGACCCTTTCCTCCCGCATACTTCTGTTCGACATTCTCTGGGACAGGAATTCTAAATTGGTTGGAGTTGAGGTTGCTCATGCATACCCCTTAAAATCCACGGCTCGATGAAATGTTCGTGTACGACCTGTTACTGGATTTTCTTTTACTTTGTTTATTGCTTTTATCTGTAGAGGAGTTCCATCCCGTAGAGTGTGCTCGTTTTCCCAGTGGCCGTTTTCTTCTGGGTGCAGAATATCGTGAGTCATGGCTAGGTTGTGCCACTCTTCGCTGCCTACTGGTACAACGTGTTTACGCTCTACTTGAGCCTCAATGACATGACCATGAGTTGGGTCTCCTGGCTCTTTTACCTCGTCGTAGTCTCTGCCTAAAGCAAAATGAGTAGCAACTGCTTTATCAGGTGTCCAGTGCATACCAATTGGGTTATTAACATGCCTAGTCCCATAAACTCCTCGATACAGAGTTACGAACTGTTGAGGTGAGAGATTATCTTGGGCGCTCATGGGTTCTGCTTCTTATGCGCTTCCCAGGCTTCGCTAATTCCTTTTTTGTCTGCGTAATGCCATTGATCTACTGGCTTATTGCCTAGACCTGGATTTACATCTGTTGGGTGCTTAATGCTATAGGTATCGCAGTGCTCACAGCCAAGGTTTACTCCACCATTAGTTACAAACTTGACCATCTTGTGGCGGCGCTTGCCTGACTTGGTAAATTGCTTGCCTAGGTTCTCTTCAGCGCTCATTCGTTATCCTTACAGGCCTTGCAGCCACATTGTAGGTTGACACATGGGCAATCCTCATCAGATTGCAGTAAACCGCTGCCTTTGCACCAATAACAAGTTGTCATATCTTTACTAACTGTCCTGTCGCTGTTTTGTAGTAGCCATATCCCTTTGGCGTCATTGTAAAGGGCAATTTTACCGCGTTATTTAGGGTAAAAGGAGCCTTTCCATTGACATCATAGAAGGCTGGAGTAGTGACATCGGGAAGAATGCATTGATGACCATTGACTGTCACTAGAGAGAATGAGCCAGAGCAGTGATCGCAGACCTCTACGAGCCAAGTACGACCCTTGAAGTCCTTGGCAGAGACTGTTCCGATGGCTGGATCACAGAGTGCTTCAGCAATTTCGTGGGCTACAACCGAGATAAGACCCTCGGAGTAGGTTTCTGGACGAATAACTTTTCCTTTAAGCGTGATTGGCTTGAAATGCAAGCCCCACAACTTGTTATTGACGGCTTTGAGCGAGCAGTATGCTACTGGTAGACCATTTTCAACAGTGTGGTAGCCATAAGCCCCCGACTGGCGCTTCGCCTCAGTAAGGTGGACTAACCAGGCTCCAGGGCTAGGAGTGGTTGTAACAGTCACTGAAGGCTGTTTCCAGGCAGTTGTGACTTGGTTGCAAAAGGTTTGAAGCACGCTGATTATTGTGGCCATATCAGCAGGGGCAATATTGACATCGTTGATTAAGCAAATGGTTGTCATAACCCGATTTTAGGGCTACTGCCTCACTTTGTACCCCTCAACCATGTCTCTGCCCTGGGCCTCTCCCTCGTGTGATCGCGTTTAACCATGGGGGGTGGCAGGGGGTGGCGGTGTTACCACTTTGTACCTCATTACTAGTCAGGTGTTAACGCGGTAACACGCGCGTGAATGTCACTCTGCATTATGATCTGGTGACAATCTTGGTGACGATGCATCGATGCGACTCGGCTACTGTCGCAATTCGATGCGAGACTGTGCGAATACGACCAGACTGTCAGGTCTCCGACCTGCTTGTTATCAGATGCAACCATGCAACCATGCAACCATGCAACCATTGCAACATCACAACATTGCACGCATCAATCACTCAGCAATGTGTCCGATGTATACGGATTAATTACATGACATCGATACAACACTGGTGCATTCATTCAATGCATCGATGCAATGTGATCAATGAAGAGTGTGATCTCTTCTCTCTCTTCTTCTTCTCTCTTGTCATTATCTGGAAGAAAAAACTCATGGCGCGATTTCGGCTGACATCGTGACATCGTGATAATTGAACTTTCAACTATGTAATTGAACATTCAACTAACTAATTGAAACTTCAACTAATTAGCACTCACTTACTCCGAGTACCAACGATCTGCACAATTCGGACAATACCGACATCGCAATCACTCCATGACTGGTCATACTTACTCCACGCATGGAATTATGCATATAAATCGGACATATCGACCCACGACATCGGTGCGCGTGTTTGTGTTTGTCCGATGTATACGGAATGATCAGCCTTGAGCACACGCGGACTGCGATCAGAATCCCCTAGGGGCATCGCGCCAGAAGTGAAAAAGGCTCAGATACACGCGAGTTAGGTGGTGATCGCGTTCGAGTCATTAAATCCCTAGGGAACTCGGCGCAGTGACACAGACCTTGTATCAGGGGTATCGAATTACATAGAGAACTCAGAATTAGCGGGGCTGGTCATGGACTGCCAGCAATGGTGCAGGCGGTACTCATTCCGACCGACAGACCAGTGAAGCCAGCCCCCACTAATTGCCACCAGAACTGCTCACAATCCATTTGTGGGCGGTTCTGATAGCAATCTGGTGCTATCTATACATGAAGGGCAAATCCAATGAAATCAAAGGTGTTCATCGACACCAACGGCAAGATCGTTGCCAAAGGCACGATCTCTCCTCAACTCATCGACCTGCTTCTCGCAGACGGCACTCGCTTCTTCTCGACCCGATCAGAGGGCTTCGAGATCAATTTCATCAAGTCACTCAACATCGCAAAGATCGTGAAAGGCGCATAATAATGGCAAAGAATCAAGACCCATTCGGCTTCGCATCAGCCATTCAGATCGATCATCTCACCGATGATCAACTCGATCTCGTCTCTGAAATCTTGAAAGGAGTCAAATAATGGAATTCAATAACATCGATAACGATCTAGAAGTGCTACGCAATTCGGTAGCACCCAGCCTCTATGCATTCCTCATCGCATCACTAGCACCACAAGGAGCGAATGCATGAAGGCACTAGGCGCGATCTTCTCAGCATTACTCATCGCTGGCGTGGCATTCATTGCCACGCATCACCCTGTCTATGGCAAGTGTCATCAGGTCGCAGATCAGCGAATCTGCACACTCATCAAGTGGGAGGGCAATAAGTGATCAAATATGCAGAAGTACAAGGCAAGCGCACCAGCAACGCTGGGGCTAGTGACCTCATCGCCAGTCGCATTCAATTCAAGGCGAACTCAATGGCAGGCATCATCTGGAATCCCCAGCAGACTGTCGGTTCAATGGGCTTCGGTCGACTCGATTACGATCTCGTGGCTCTCATGGGTCAACAGAAGCCAGATTATGTGGTCTATTCCTACGGCACGCCTATCGCATGGCATCACGCTGGTGGCTGGGAGATACCTGCAATCCGCTACTCAGTGACCACCAGCAAGCATCAGGGCATCGTCAGAAGGGCGGTCTGGTAATGATCGCTCTTCTCTTCGCTATCTGCATTCCTATGGCTCTATTCGCCGTATGGCTCGACTCAGTACTCACCCCCGATATATCTCAAAGTCAATATCTAGAAGAAGAGGAATAATCCAATGGGCTCTAATTTCGCGCACGATCTCGCTTCTGGCGATCTTGTCGACTCGATCGATCGTCAGATCTCAATTCACTTCGCATCGAACTGCTATCCGCCAGTGCCTCAATTCATGGTCGCGGTAGCACTCAGCGCGATCAACGCAATGAATGAAGGCGCATTCGATGAGCAGATCGCTCTGCCAGACGGCGTTCAATTCCGCGACTCTAAGACTGTCTCGGCACGCGATGCAGTCGATCAACTCCGACTCGATGCATGGGTAGATTGGGATATTTACGAATGACCACAACGACAGGCAAGCCTGCTGGCTCAAAGGCAGGCAATCAGTACGGCACTTTCAAAGTACATTACTGCTCACCAGCGCAGGCACGCTTCATCGCTCGCTTGCTTGAAGAGCGCGTGCATGACTTCAAGATCACCGATGCAACTCGTGTCAATAAGAAGCACGCGACTCGCATCATCGATCAACTCTTGAATTGCCCGAAGAAGTACATCGAGCCAATCACTGAGAAGCAACTCTCCTATGCTGATCTGCTACTCAAGACTCGCATCGGTGCAGACGCAATTCTCAAGGCGTGTCTGCACTTATCGAAAGTGAACACGATCTACGAACTCGATCGTGATCATGCAAAGAAGATGATCGACTCACTCGTCACTCTGCCAAAGATACAAGTCGCAGAGCCCGATCTTGAAGTCGGTGCATATCGCCATAATGACCAGATCTTCTCGGTACGCAAGTCTCGTGAATCTGGTCGCTTGCACGCGTATGTCTTTAATCTCGTGACAAAGAAGTGGGAGTTTGCTCGTGGTCTGGTCTATGAGATCAAGCCAGAAGAGCGACTCACACTCGCGCAGGCAATGCAATTCGGTGCAAGCACTGGGTTCTGCGTTCACTGCGGTCGCACTCTCACTGTCCAGAAGTCAGTCGTTGCTGGCATGGGGCGCGTGTGCGCCTCAAAGTATCACTAAGGGGAGCAATGAAAGAGAATCTGATGTACCAATTCGAACTCGATGAACTCGGCATCATGGGCGCAATGCTCGCTAAGTCTCTCGACTTCGCCAACGAGCAAGATGCACCAACAGTCATCATCGCCACTCTCGAATCTGCACTCGATAAATTGCAAGTGGTTATCGATGCACGATGCGAAGAACACAACGCCTTCGTGGAGATCACCGAGTCACTCGATGATCTCTCTGATGTATCACAAGCAATAATCAAGAACCCAGAAGTACCAACACCCGACTACAACTAAGGAGCAATAAATGAATCCACTCAATCAATTAATTCCAACTCTTGAATCTCAAGAGCATTATATCGATCGCAACTGGTTCGGGATCTCTGGTCTACAGATCGCAGACTTCGCTCGCAAGCATAAAATCAATATGCTCAACTCTGGTCATGCTGGTACTGGTAAGACTTCATTCGCGCAGTACTACGCAAGCCAGCGCGGTCTGCCTTATGTCGATCTACCTTCTAACTCAGCACTCAGTGCGAATGAGTTGCAGGGCAACTGGGTATCGCGTGACGGCAAACTCGACTGGGTCGACTCGATCTATGTTGAAGTCTGGCGCAATGGTGGCGTGCTGAATCTCGGTGAGATCGATCAACTCGCAAAGAATGCTCAATTCTTCTTCCACCCAGCCCTTGATCATCGCCGTACTCTCACGCTGACTGCCAAAGATTACGAAGTGGTTCATGCTCACCCAGATCTCATCGTGATCGCTGACTGGAATCCGATGTACCGAGGTCGACAACCTCTCTCTGAGTCATGGGCTGATCGCTTCCAACTCAAACTGCGTTACGAGTACGACCGCGACATCGAGAGCAAGATCATCAAGTCAGATTCTCTTCTTGATCTCGCGTTCGGTATGCGATCTCAATCTCGCGGTGTTGATCTCGGTCATGCGAGCAAGTCAACAGTGTTCGAGACACCGATCACTCCACGCATTCTCAAGACCTTCGAACTTGTAGCGAAGGAATTAAGTTTCGATCTCGCCTGTGAGATCTTCACCAATAACTTCACTGATGAAGAACGCCCAGCAGTCAAGATGCTTCTTGAAGGCGCATCGTTCAATATCAAAGATGAACTCGGCATCGATAACGATGCAGTAACAACTCAGCACGAATCAGTCTAAGGAGCACTACATGGACAAGATCAATGTAACTGATCTCGGAGAGATCTTCGATGCACTCAAAGAACTCACCGAAGATCAGAAGGCAGAAGAGGCTAAACGCCAGCGCATCGAACGCTTCACTGGCTTCTTCTCTCGCGTGAACTCTGCCTTCACATTCCGACCAGTGACAGTGACAGTGGAGTCATCACCGATCAAAGCACCAGCGTGGTCTGGTGCTAGCGATGTCCACTTCAATGCCAATGAGATCGGTGAACTCGACACTGCTGAGTCGATCGCCAGCATCAAGGGTCTTGATCTGCATGAGGTCAGCCACATTCTCTACACCAGCAGAGAAGGTAGCGATCTTGTCTCGTCAGTGATCGATAAGAAGATGTGGACTGCATTCAATGCGTTAGAAGATCAGCGCATCGAGTCATTCTTCACTGCAAAATATCCTTCGACTATCGCGTGGTTCTCAGCGATGATCTTGACTCACTTCAAGAGCAACCCAGAAGTGTTCGAGAACTCGTACCCACTACTCTGCGGTCGCAGGTATCTGCCAGTCGAGATTCGCAGAGAGTCTCGTGCGCTCTATCCTCATCAGGACAAGGTCGATGAGTTTAAGGCGATCATCAATGAGTACCGCACTCTCGTATTCCCCACCGATACAGATCGCGGTCTTGAGTTGATCGAGCAGTATTACAACCTCTTGCCAAAGAGTGAAGGTGGCAATGGTGATGAGACTGGCGAGACTAAGTACAAGGCAGTCAATGGCGATGCAGAAGGCGGTCGACCAGTGAAGGTCATCGACCCATGCGGTCATGGCTCACGACCTAATGAGGGTATTGAGTCAACTCCTACCTCTCGCCCAGTACCACCCCGCCAGCAGGAGAAGGAGCGCGATCGTGCTGGTAGCAAGCCAGAAGATCTCGATGACGATCTCCCAGAGATCAAGGCAGAGGATATCGACTGGTCTGACTTCGATGATCAGGGCGATGATCAGGGCGATAAGTCTGATGAGACAAGTAACTCTGACGGCGGAGAGTCTGGTGATGCAGAAGTTACTCCACCAGAGGGCGAGTCAACGGCTGGTGCTGATGCCAGCGAGATGATCTCGACAATGCTCGAAGAGATTCTTAGCGAGTCAGGTATCGCTCAGGAGATCAACGACATTCTTCGAGTCATCAGTGGTCAGCCCACTCTCACATCGAATAACTCACAAGAGCCAGAGCGTGCCCGCTATAGCGAGATCTCACCAGACTCAGTGACAGTCGATGCATCACGATCATTCGGTCGTGAACTCGAACGCCTGCGTGCCTCATTCGACCCAGCATGGGATAGATACGAGAACTCTGGTCGCTTGAGTGTCGGTCGATATATGCGTGGCGATGATTTCGACACGATCTTCGACCAATGGAATGAAGGTCGTGAAGATGCGACTGACATCGAATGCGTGATCGCTATTGATCACTCTGGCTCGATGTCTGGTAGCAAGATCGCCAATGCAAATCGTGCGATGTACGCAATCAAGCGAGCACTCGATCGCATCGATGCCAGCACGACAGTGATCGCATTCTCTGACGAGACTCATCTCCTCTATCGCGCAAGCGAGAAGGCAAACTCTCAGATTCGAGATTCATTCAGTGGTGGTGGCACTACCCCAGATGAAGCGATCAAGTACGCAACGAAGTTGCTTGCAGAGAGTGCTCGCAAGATCAAGATCTTCTTCGTGATCACTGACGGCGAGTGGTACGGAGATCAGACTACGAATGAAGATGCAATAAAGCGCATGGGTCAGTCTGGCGTGCTGACTGCATTCGCTTATATCCCAGAGAAGAATGAAGAGGTCGTACTCACTGCAGAGAAGGCTCACAACTGTGAGATCGGTGCAGTAGTTGCCAACCCATTCGATCTCATCACCATGGCAAGAGCGATCGTGAAGTACGCGATCTCTCGCAGACTCACTAACGCGTAAGGAGCGATCAATGAAGCAAGGCGATCTCAAAGTCGGTGTCGTGTACGGAGTAATTCCTTCATGGGATTACTCATCGTCTGATAAGAAGAATCCAGAGAGGGCTCAACGGCGCGATCTGGCTAAGGCAGAACTGGTCAGTCTCAATAAGTATGCCTATGAGGTGTATCGATCTGAGAACCCAGATGATGCGACATTCAAGCCAGCCCCTCAGGGCTCTCGATCTGTCGGCTATCTAGTGAAGTCAGATTCGTATGGTGCTAACACTCTCTACTGGATATCTCGACCTCAGGACATCGTTGCTGAGTACGCCAGCATGGAGGAGCGTTGGGTCAAGGCAGAAGAGTTGGAACGCCTTCGTGTAGAGCAGGAGCGCAAAGAGCGTGAAGATCGCCAGCGATTAGAGCGCGAGTTGCAGGAGCGTGCTGATCGCGTTGCTAAGGCAGTCAAGGATTCACTGCGGACAATCATCGGCAATCGAGTTGACTCGATCGAACTCTCAAGCCGTAGCAAGCGCAATGATCAAGGCGAATACATTCCGACATATCGATTCGATCTCGATCTGTCTACGATGCAAGTAATAGTGGAGAAGGTTCTAGAAGCAAGGGATATGGTGCGATGACTGATTCATTCTACTTAAAGCGGTTGAAGAACTTCTATGAGATCAAGGACTACTCACCAGAAGAGGGTCGTGTCTGGTACTCAAGTTGGCTTAACCGCAAGTCGTTGGGTAACACTGCAGAGATGCAGTACTCGGAGATCTCGTACACCGAAGAGACCTACAAGGGTCATCAACTCATCATTCGCAAGATGACGATCAAGTGGGCATTCGTTCTTAAGAATGGTCACTGTGGCAGGTTTACTGATGATGAAGTGAAGTCTCTACCAGATCGTGCTGAGTGGCAGAC